TCTTTCCATGCATCTATGATTGCAGGTGAGAATGGCTTTGCCCGACAGGGTGCTAGATGTATCATCTTATGCAACGAAGAAGCAGTACACAGAGTTGGTATTCGTTATCTTACAGCAAGTTCTAACATGGATCAGTACCAGATTAAGGACGATCCTAAGTTAGCCAACGAGAAGTATGATGCTGTCAGGCAGAATATAAAATTATATGATTGTACAGGTCGTGATATGTCATGGGTAGAAAGTGTAGCCAAGTCATACAAACCTGACGTTATGGTACTAGACATGGGTGACAAGTTTGCAAAGACAACAGGGTTTGCCCGACAGGATGAAGCCTTGAAAGCAAATGCTATCCATGCTCGTACTATTGCAAAGCAGTATGGTTGTGCCGTGTTCTACATGTCACAGCTATCTGCCGAAGCAGAGGGCAAGGTTATACTTAACCAAGCCATGATGGAAGGTAGTAGAACAGGTAAGGCAGCAGAAGCTGATCTTATGCTACTACTTGCCAAGAACCCTGAGATAGAGGGCGAAGATGAGTCCTCTCCACAACGACACATTAATGTAGTCAAAAACAAACTGTCTGGTTGGCATGGCAAGATTGTCTGCGAACTAGACTACAAGACAGCGAGGTACACAGCATGAGTAAATTAGAACCAGTAAGAGGTGCATACTACAGACGATTTCAACCTGATTCGTACAGGGAGAATGATGGCAAAGCCAAACAAATAGTGATGGACTATCTAAAAAGAAATGGACACACAGACTTATCATCAGGTGAAAACTTTTCTTTTGATATTAGTTCAGAAAAGAATGGACACAAATATTATTCTGAGGTAGAAATGAAGAATCAGTGGACAGGAGATTGGAATCCAACATGGAAGGAGATACGTATACCACACCGTAAGATAAAATTAATAAATAAATTTAGGGACATGAACGATAATTCATTCTTTAATTTTTATGTAATCCGTAGTGACTGTGAGTACGCTTGGAGAATCAAAGACTTTCAGATGACACAGGAATGCATAAAAGAAATATGGTTATCCAATGCAAGACGTAAAGAACATTTCTTTCATGTACCCTACGAAGAAGCAGAACTAGTTAAACTAAAGGACACAGCATGAGATTAATATTAGACGTAGAAAATAATGTTACAAAACGTAATGATAAGTTACACCTTGATCCCTTTGAGCCTGACAACTGCCTAGTTATGGTAGGCATGAAGACAGACAACTGGGAGAGAGTGGTTACGTTTGAGCATTCGACTGAGCCACCCACTCCTAATGGCTTCAACATGGTACAGGAGCAACTAGATAAAACTACTGTGCTTGTGTGTCATAACGTAGCACACGATTTGATTTGGTTGTGGGAGTCAGGATTTAAGTATGACGGTATTGTATTTGACACAATGCTAGGTGAGTATGTGCTACAGCGTGGACAGAAACAACCTCTGTCATTGGAGCAGTGTGCAGAGAGATACGACTTGGATACTAAGAAGCAGGATACACTCAAAGCATACTTTAAGAGTGGCACATGTGTATCAGACATACCACATGACGAGTTAAAAGATTATCTATTGCACGATTTACGAGCTACGTTTAGCCTTGCTGATCGTATACATGGTAGATTGATCAATGGAGATAGCGATTTGTTTGATACTGTTACACATACAAACATGGTAGCTGTGTGTCTATGTAAGATATATGCTCGTGGATTTAAGGTTGACCTTGACAAACTTGACGATGTTCGGAAAGAGTTTGAGAAGGAGAAGCAAGATATAATACGTGAGCTAGGACAGCAGGTGCAAGATATCATGGGCGATAGACCTATTAATCTTAACAGTCCAGAGCAGTTGTCTTGGGTTATCTACAGTCGTAAGCCAAAAGATAAGTCTATGTGGGGCAACTTCTTTGAACCCTACATGAACAAGTCTGACTTTAACAAAGCTGTTACAGAACACAGTGAAATCATGTATAAGGTTACAGCCAAGACATGTCCTATGTGTAGAGGACGTGGATACATTACTAAGGTTAAGAAGAATGGTATACCATTTAAGAAACCAAACAAGTGTCCCAACTGTAATGAGTCGGGTTGGCTGTACGAAGACAGACCCAATCAGATAGCAGGTCTTAGGTTTAGTCCACCTACAGCTAAGTGGGTAAGTGCCAATGGGTTTAGTACAAACAAGATTAATCTTGAGATACTTGAACACTTTGCCAAGCGTAGTAAGAACATAAAAGCAGAGTTGTTTCTCAAGCGTGTTCGCAGATTGTCTGCACTAGAGACATACTTGTCCTCTTTTGTAGAGGGTATATCTACCTACACCAAGCCCGATGGTAAGCTACATGTTAGATTATTACAACATCGTACATCTACAGGACGGTTCAGTGGTGCAGATCCCAACATGCAGAACATGCCTAGAGGTGGTACATTCCCTGTTAAGAAGATCTTTGTGTCCCGATGGGAAGGTGGTAAGATACTTGAAACTGACTTTGCACAGCTAGAGTTTAGGACTGCTGCCTATTTGTCACAGGACGCTACAGCTATCAAAGAGATAGAGGATGGCTTTGATGTACACAGTTACACTGCACAGGTTATTACTGATGCAGGACAGCCTACGTCTAGACAAGAAGCAAAAGCACATACGTTTGCTCCTCTGTACGGAGCTACTGGCTTTGGCAGATCCGAAGCAGAAGCATCCTACTATGAGCAGTTCAGTTCAAAATACAAAGGTGTAGCTACGTGGCACAAGACACTAGCTAAAGAAGCACTAGAGACAGGGTGTATAAAGATACCGTCTGGTAGATCATTTGCATTCCCTGATGTTGTAAGACGTGGCAATGGCACTGTGTCACACTTTACACAGATAAAGAATTATCCTGTACAGGCATTTGCTACGGCAGATATTGTACCACTAGTTTTAATGGCAATAGATAACATGCTTATGGATATGAATAGTTGCATAGTAAATACTGTGCATGATTCAATAGTAATAGATATTCATCCTGACGAAGTGGATGACGTTCTAAAGATAGTAAATAGTATAGATAGTCAAATGAAGAACCTCATTGATACTCGTTGGAATATAGACTTTAATGTTCCCCTAAAATTAGATTCAAAAATAGGAGATAACTGGCTTGACACCAAAGACGTATGATGATATAACTATAACACTTTTCAATTATAAGGAGATAATATATGAATATAGTAACACTAAACGATAGCCCTGAAATGATAGCAAAAGCTATGGGAATGGCAGAAGCACCTGCAGAGAAGAAGTCCTCTGGAGTTACTTTGCCTAGACTTAAAATACACAACAGTGCAATCATGGGTACTGAGGAGATCAAAGGTAAGAAGGTCAATATTGAAAAACTTTCTGGTGGATCTTTCAGGATTGATTTGCCTGATGAAGGTGGTGTATACTTTAAGGAGATCCTTGAGATCAAACCTTTTGCCCAACGGTTTATGTACAAGCGATGGGACACACTCAAGAATAACTTTGTCAGAAGCGTCATGACAAACAGCCTAAAATCTCTTAGGAACATGGATGTCAAAGACACTGATGGTGGTTATAATTGTGGTAGACCTTCAGGCTTTATGTCAAAGGAAGACTTTGATGCACTGCCTGACAATAGAAAAACTCTCATACGATCTGCTAAAGAAGTGAGAGTTATACTAGGTGTAGCAAACTTTGATGGAGCATTAAAGCAAGAGGGCGATGATCTTGTAGATGCAGATCTTGGGTTTATTCCTTTCGTATGGGATATCCAAAACCAAGAGTCATCAAAGGATATTGATGCTGTGTTTGCTAAGTGTCAGCAACTAAATGTAAATCCTCTGGACTTCCTAACCAAGGTGGAGACTAGTGAAAGAAAGTTACCAAATGGTAATAGCTTCTATGTTACTAAGTCCTCACTTGATTTATCTAATAAGGTAAATAGGGATGATGCAGACGAAGAGCATTTCGTTAGCTTTCAATCTTGGATTCAAGGTTACAATCAGTTTGTTATTGGAAAGCATCACGAGCTTGCACACACTAATGAGAGTGTGGACAAAGAACTTGTTGAGTCTTTCATCGACATAACATCTGATGAGAAAGTTCAGTAACCATGAACCACAAAGCAGAATTAACACTGCATAGGTTCTTGGATAAGGCTACTGACGGTGAGAAGGTATTGTCTAATGCAAACATTAACAAGATTGCAAAAGATATAAAAGAAGCCTTACACCGTCAGTTTGGTTCGCAGAATAACAGGAAACAGTTTAGACTGCGTATGTCCAATATAGGCAGACCTACTTGTCAGCTTTGGTTTGAAAAGAACCACCCTGAAAAAGCTCTACCTTTTCCTAATAACTTTGTGATGAACATGATGTTAGGAGATATTGTAGAAGCTGTATTCAAGGGCTTGCTTAGACAGGCAGGTGTTGCCTATGAGGACTCCAAGAAGGTGAGTATGGAACTCAAGATTGATTCTAAGATTGAGGGTACATACGATATAGTCATGGACGATGCCGTAGACGATATTAAGTCTGCATCTGATTGGTCTTACAGGAATAAGTTTGAATCTTTTGATACACTTGCATCGGAAGATCCTTTTGGATATGTAGGACAACTCGTAGGTTACGCACAGGCTACTAACAAAAGAGCAGGTGGATGGTGGGTAGTAAATAAAGCTAATGGTAACTTTAAATACGTACCTGCTGACGGTTTGGACTTGACAAAGGAGATAGATAA